GAACTTAGAGACAAGATGGTTATGCAAGCGGGGGGAGAGCGTATTACAGCCGTTAACGCTGCTGTCAGTATGAATAAACTTTTACAGATATCTTCAGGCGCGGTCTACACGGATGAAGGAGAAGCACTGGAGTTTGATATAAAGCACAGGTATAAAGTGCTACGAGAAGTAATCGATGAGTCTAGTAAGAAGGTTTTAGTCTTTGTACCGTTTAAACACAGCATCGATATTCTTGTAGGGAAGCTAAGGAAAGAAAACATACCTACTGAAATGATTCGTGGGGATGTGCCGGTAGGTAAACGGACGGAAATATTTAAAGCATTCCAGAAAGAAACATCCCCTCAAGTATTAATTGTTCAACCTCAAGCTGCCGCACATGGGGTCACGCTCACCGCTGCTAACACTGTAGTCTGGTGGGGGCCAGTAAGTTCTTTAGAAACTTATGCACAAGCAAACGCAAGAGTCCATCGGTCAGGCCAAGACCACAAATGCACGGTCGTACAGCTACAAGGGTCACCTGTAGAAAAGAAAATGTACGCACTATTAGATAATAGAATCAATATACACACAAAAATTGTAGATCTTTACCAAGAATTACTTGATTAAGCTATAGATAGCCATTATATTACTCTAATCATCACTAGGAGTGATTGCGTGGAAGGAAACGAAGGACACTTAGGTAAGTGCGTTAAGGCTTACCTTAAAATTAAAGCAGAACGTACCAAACTATCTGAAGACTTTAAGACAGAGGACGGAAGGTTAGAGGAGCAACAAGGTTTAATAAAGACTGAGTTGCTTAACTACTTGAAGGACAACGATGTCAAGAGTGTTAAAACAGAAGCTGGTACGTTTTATAAATCCATTAAAACTCGTTATTGGACTGGTGACTGGGAGCAGATGTACAAGTTTGTGCTTGAGCATGGGGTTCCAGAGTTTTTTGAGAAGCGCCTAAGTCAAGGCGTTATTAGAGAATTCTTGGAGGAGAATCCCGAGGCTGTGCCAAAAGGTCTAAACTCTGATAGCGAGTTTGTAGTGACAGTTAGGAAGGCAAAATGACTGATACCAATGAATTTGTTTCAATAGAAGATGTTGCAAAACATTTTACTGTAAGTGTAAGCACGGCTAGAGCTTGGGTACGGCAGGGGGCAATACCCACAAACACTTACGTTAAGATAGGTAAAACCTATCGATTCAAACTAGATGCTGTTGTGGAAGCTCTACTAGACGATAATGATAAAGCCGAAAAGAAAGAACCACACAGCCCCACTGCGCCAGTAGTAGAAGGAATCCTAGAATCATTTGAGGATGATGACTTTTGAACAGAATCAGTATCCGAGACAGCGTGTTCCGCAAGGTAACTGACAAAGGTGAGATTGTTGTTGATAATAACACCATTGACGTTATTATTGTGAACGCGGCAGGGCTATCAAGGATGTACTACAAAGGAGAGTATACCTCTTCCAGTACTTCTGCCCCTGTATGTTGGTCTTCGGATACAAGAGTTCCAGACCCTAATGTTGCGGAGAAACAATCCGCACGATGTTTTGACTGCGCTCAAAATATAAAGGGATCTGCACAGGGGAACGCTCGCGCTTGTAAATACTCTCAACGCATAGCTGTTGTGTTTGAAGATGATTTGCAAGATGTCTACCAGATACAACTACCGGCAACGGCGTTGTTTGGGGACGCGAAGAAAGGTTGGCAGTCGATGCAGAATTACGCTAAACATTTAGCGAAGCACGATACGCAAGCCACAATGGTAGTGACACGAATCACATTTGAGGAGAGTTACGTACCAAGGCTGAGATTTAGACCCATGAGGGTATTAAAGACAGCCGAATCCAGCAGGGTAGCGGAGTTGGAGAATGACCCGTCCACGATACAAGCTATAACGCTTGATGTGAAACCGAAGGTATCAATGCCTTTTGTTGAAACGGATGGGTTCGTCTTTGACGAATTTAATTAAGAAGACAGGAGAACAAAATGTCTGAAGAAAAACAAATAGTAGATCCAAACTACTTACTTAACAATGTCGAAGCATTGTATCCAAAGATTGACCGCCCTTATAAATGGGATCAGGGTGAGAATCGGTCTGTGCCATGTGATGCACTCGACGATGGGGCATCTTACGATATAAATTTTAAGATGGACAAGGCAGCGGCGGTTGCTTTGAATAAGCACATGAAAGAGTTGTATAACTCTCGGAAACAGGATGGTTGGCCTGAGTATAAGGACACTCTTCCTACTAAGCAGGGTCACCCTTTTAAAGAAGAAGATGGCGTGTTCACCCACAAGGCGAAACTTAACGCTGCATATAACGGGCAGACAACAACTAAACCCGCACAGTGGGATGCCAAGCTGAACAAACTGCCAGCAGATTTCAGGTTGACTTCCGGTAGTACTGTAAATATTTCTGTGACAGGGATACCTTACTCAGGCTCAATGGGTGCTGGTGTATCTTTACGACTGAAGATGGTACAGGTGATCAAGTTTGTACCGATGCAAGAACGCTCTCCGTTTGAAGAACAGGATGGATTCACCTTTGGTGGTGATGACAACCCCTTTAGCGTGGTTAGCGACGATACTTCTAATGCTACTTCTGATGACTCTGATGAAATTGATTTTGGAGGAGAGGAAGAGGTTGTAGAAGAACCTAAAAAGGCTGTTAAGAAATCAGCCGCACCGAAAAAAGGAAAAGCAAATATAGCTGACGTTCTGGAAGATTGGGACGACTAACTTTTTCTTGAGTTAACTATGGCTAGACCTCGGCAGGGTTGAAAGGGTAGGCTTTCGCATTGTTCTACCCCCGCCATAGTGTCTCTAAATTCGGTGGGTAGAGATGAATACAAAAGAATTTTTACAGAGGGCGTTAGCGGAAAGAGGATTCTACTGCTTACTGGCCCTTAAAAGTAGCGAAGATCGTAGGATACAAAAGTTCTACGATTCAATAGATCAGCTAATAGCAGAAGCAAATAACTTCGATAGTGCGGGTTACGATACGTACTTTGCGTTAAGTACCTTTAAAGATGATAGCTCACGTAAAGTGGGTAACATAGACCGCATACAATCATTTTTTCTTGATCTGGATTGCGGCCCTTCTAAAGAGTTTGCAAGTCAACAAGAGGCGCTAGACGGACTTCGAGAGTTCTACAGAGGCGTAGGTCTTCCTAAACCTTTTGTAGTAAGTTCTGGACGAGGTATACACGTTTATTGGTTTTTGTCAGAGTCGGTTATTTACGATGACTGGTTCCCTGTTGCGGATAGCCTAAAAAGGTTGTGCGCAGAGTACAATTTTTTAGCTGACCCTGCGGTAACTAGTGATGGGGCTAGAGTATTACGCATATTAAACACCCATAACCATAAGGATGACCCTGCTGCACAAGTATTTAAATTAGGGGTAGAGACCCCACCACTGGTTGACCTAGAAGAGTTTTCTGTATTACTAGGGGCTGACCCTCTTGCAACCCCTGCCAAAGTAGATTCGCAACCCCCAAGCGCCATTATGCAAAAACTAATGGGGAACAACGACACTAAATTTAAAAACATACTACTAAAGATACAGGATGACGTAGGCTGTAAGCAGATAGAGGCGATCATTGATGATCAAGAAAACTGTTCAGAGCCTATGTGGAGAGCGGGTCTTTCTATTGCTAAATTCTGTTCTGATTCAGATAAAGCGGTAGCTTATATATCTAAAGGGCATCCTGAGTATGACCCACAAGAAACCGCGTACAAAGTAGACTTAATTAAAGGGCCGTACCTGTGTGCTAAGTTTGATGAATTTAACCCTAGTATATGCCCCAACTGCCCTAACTGGCACAAGATAAAGTCTCCTATTTCTTTGGGTATGGAAGTGATAGAGGCTGATGAGGCAGACAATGTAGTAGAAGCACCTATGGCGGATCGGCCTGATGATTTAGTACAGACCTATACAATACCGTCTTACCCCACTCCTTATTTTAGAGGGGCTAATGGGGGTATCTATGTACGGTCGTCTACCCCAGATGGGGATGTTGATGAAAAACTTTTGTATCATAACGACTTCTATGTAGTTAAACGCATAATAGATAAAGAGACAGGCGAGGCATTGGTGATGCGCCTACACTTACCAAAAGACGGAGTACGCGAGTTTACTGTGCCCCTTACGTCTGTTACGTCTCGGGAAGAATTTAGAAAGAACATGAGTATGCAGGGTGTAGCAGTTAGCAAGATGGATGAACTTATGAATTACACAACAACTTGGGTTAATGAATTACAAGCAACCACTATGGCCGATAAAGCACATCGGCAGTTTGGATGGACGAGCAAAGAGATGAAGTCATTTGTGATGGGTAACCGTGAGATATTCGGGGATCGCATTGAGTTTAACCCTCCAGCTACTACCACTACGGCTCTTTTTCCCGCGTTTGAGCCTAAAGGTACGCTAGAGGGTTGGAAAGACATGGTTAGTTTTTACAACCAAAAAGATCTTGAGCTGCATCAATACGTAGTGGCATCTAGTTTCGGCTCAGTTCTTATGGAGCTTATGCCGGTACACTGTTCACTGGTGCATTTGCATAGCCCTAAGTCAGGATATGGTAAGACTACTGTGATGGAAGCGGGCCTTACTGCATGGGGCGATCCAGAAGAATTGATGTTATTTGCGAAAGACACCCACTCGATAAAAATGCACAGGGGTGAGGTGTACCACAACTTGCCGTTATATATGGATGAGATGACGCAGACAGAAGAATCGACAAAGAATAAGGGCAAGAAAACTGGTAATGATGGTAGCGTAAGTGAGTTAGCTTACGAGATAGTGAGCGGTAAGCAACGTAGGCGAATGAAGCAAAGTGCTAATGAAGAACGTGTGACAGGCGCATCATGGAGTTTAATCGCGGTAACTAGTGGGAACGCTAGTCTGGTGGAGATAGTAAGAGGAGAGAAAAGTAATCCAGAGGCAGAGGCGCAAAGGATACTTGAGATAAAAGTAGACGAACGATTTGCTACTCCTCAGTCAAAAGTAAAGACGGACGCTTTTGCGAAAGAAGTCCCACAGAACTACGGGTTTGCAGGTGAATTGTTTGTACAGCACGTCATAAATAATTTAGAAGAAGTGCGAGACCTATTGACCCGTATACAAGGCAAGATTGACGCAGAAGCAGAATTAACAGCGAAAAATAGATTCTGGTCAGCCGGTGCTGCTTGTACTATGACTGCGTTGTATATCTGCAACCAATTGGACTTACTTCCTTATGATCCAAAACCTGTATACAAATGGATTGGGTCAGTACTTCGGTTCAATCGAGACAGTTCCAACAACATGGATACCCCTGTGGAGCAGATACTTAACGACTATATAAATGAACATTGGGTAAACATACTACAGATAAGAAGCACTGATGACTTACGTAGGCAAGAAAACAATGGGTTAGATGTTTTAGTTGTACCTGATGCGACACCTCGCGGCAGACTAGTGGCAAGATATGAGACAGATTTGAAGCGGGCTTACCTTCTACCGAAACCACTGCGTAAGTGGTGTATAGCACAGCAGATAAATTACACT